ATATCTTCAATAACTACGGAATATTCGTAATGCTTGTCAATACTAATATTCGTTGTTCCGTGAGTATCTCCTTGAAGAACAACTTGAGTATCAGCAGCTTTAGCATTAGCTGATCCGCGAGTTGGCGTAGGTATGTGGATAGTATCACCCTTTTTACCATTATGATTGATACGAGTAACAAGATTACCCATAACAATATTAGCTTTATACCCTGCTATGACCTCATCGGACCATAGTTCAGGAATAAAGTTAGCAGCATCAGTAGTAGTCTGATGATTAGTTCCCAAAGCCATTTTTCATCTCCTTAGCTTTATAGTTTATTTTACTCGACCCTCTGAGTAAGCTTGAAGAATTTCTTCTTGTAAATCTTCATATCTCCTAGGATCACTTGTTTTAAGTCTGATTAGATCAGCCCTACGGTAAATTTTCTTACCTGCTGTGGATTCGGCAGATGTTCTTGATACAGTTTTACCAGTTTTTAATGCTTGATCACGTTTAGCAGTTTTTTCCTCTTCTGCCTTAGCGGTGTTCGTAATTAATGATCGTTCCTTCCAATTTCCCATAAGTTCCATTGCGGAATTAATATCATAATTATGAGCGTTAACATAAAGCTGGGTCCGTATCGGACTATCTTTAACCCACTCCTGAAATTTAGGGTCTTTAGAAATTTCTAAATAATCAGGATGTTTTGATTTAAGTTGTTGAGTTGTTGCCTGTACTTGTTGCAATACACGCTG